CCTGTTGAAGAACAAGCTCAACGTGTGAAAGAATTCATGAACTATCAAATTTCATATGAAATGGAAGAGTATGATCAAGAGCTTGATCAAATGTTATTTCACTTACCGCTTGCGGGCAGCTCTTTTAAAAAAGTTTACTATGATGCTGTAAAAGCTAGAGCGGTATCAAAGTTTGTCCCAGCAGAAGATGTTGTCATACCTTACATGACAACAGACATAGAATCATGTGAACGTGTTACACACGTTGTCAAGATGATGGGTAATGAGTTACGTAAAAAACAATTTGGTGGAATGTACCGTGATATAGATATATCACCGTCAGCGGCAGATCCAAATGATGCACAAGAAAAATATAACGAGTTGGACGGCGTTACTGAAACACAAAACGCAGAAGACATAGTTCTATTAGAGTTTCATTGCGATTTGGACATACCAGGTTTTGAAGATAAAGACATCCAAACTGGTGAAGTTACTGGTATAAAGCTACCATACGTTGTCACCGTTGATGAAGGAACTGGTAAAGTTCTTTCTATTTACAGGAACTATAGAGAAGATGATCCGCTTAGAAAAAAGATACAATATTTTGTACACTATAAGTTTTTACCTGGCCTTGGCTTTTATGGCTTTGGTCTTATACACATGCTCGGCGGTCTCTCCCGAACAGCTACGTCCGCACTTAGACAGCT